ATCCAAACCGTTCGTCCAGCTCACGATGGCCTCGGCCGCGCCAGGTATTTTGGAGGTTGTCGGTATAGTCTCTCGGTGAGAAGAACCGGTGCGGCGGAGGCAAGCATGCGAGCGAGCCCTCGCTCGAGCTGGCGATGATCGCGCGATGTCGAACCGGGATGGGCTCGTCTCGGACGCTGGGGTCGACAACCTGCTCGACGAATCGGCCATCGGTCCCCATCCAACTGAGCTTGTTCCAGGAGGGGACGTGTGTGGCCAGGCCGGTATCGTAGAGATAGGCCCGGTCTTCCTCATCAGTGCTCAAGACATTTTCCAGATGCAGGAGCCGGCTCCCCACGTAGACGTTGATATGGATTTCGCCGGTAAAGGGGCCTGCGTTGACCTTGGCCAGGCGAATCGTGGCGGAGCCCTTGCGCACGATGACCGACACCCGCTCCAGGGCGAGCTCAGCGCGGTACGACTGATGCGGACGCGAGGCGGGGTTATCAAAGAAGGCGTTGAAGATCGAGGTTCCAGGCGGATGGCTCGACGTATGTCGTCGTGTGCCGACCGTCACAAAGGTCACCGGGTCCACTTTCTTCAAAAGGGTTGAGGTTGAGGGCTCCCCCCCTACCTCGGCCGTCCTGGTTTTCAGGCCGATGCTCGAAATGCGAGGCCGTTCCGGACGGACATCCACCGCGAGGTACCCCCGCTCATTCGGCTCGATTCGCCACTCGAGCTCGACCAACCCCGAGGTTGCGGAAAGGTCACGCACCGAGACCGGCGCGTCGGAGCCCCCAGCGACTCCCTCGATCTCCACCGGAACCGTTTGGGCAATGCTCGTGCTGGGGTGGAAGATCAGCAGCATGGCGGGAAGGATCATCCACCAAGCACGAGTTAGGAAGGGGGCAGCGTGGCCGATGCGGTAGGTCATTGCTCGGGTCAGTCCGTGGGAGGGCACGATGAGGTTAAGGGTTTCGAGCCTAACCCCGGATCGCTCGCGAGGCCACAGGGCACTCTCAGATCTTCCCGCCTCCCCCATCCATTGATTCTTCTACAAGCCCGAAGCGCAAGCGAGTGAATCTCTTCGTTTTTTACAAGCCCGAAGCGCAAGCGAGTGAATCTCTTCGTTTTTTACAAGCCCGCAAACAAAGTACACGAGAAGGCCCCTCGGAGCTGACGTAAGCTCTTGAGGGGCTTAGCTTTGTGGCGTATGTTTCCGGGGGACTCTCCCCTTTGGACCCTGGAGAAATATTATCCCCAGAAATCTCGACTTTTCCAGGCGAATCAAGGGGTCCGGCAGAGCTCCTACGGCTCGAAAGGGGGTGGGATGATTGGGTACGGCGTCACTGATCGAAAACGGCGACCACCTCACCGCCGCCGAAGGGGATCGGGTAGCCCTCTGGAATCGTATCAGGGAACGTAAATATCACCACTGGGTCACAGCCATTCATTGGGGCCGTTGCGGTCAGACTTTTGGGGAGTGGGTTCCCGAGCGGACTGTACCCCGTAGGGCGATCCACGGTGGCGCAGGTATCTGGGAGTCTCCCCCGGACTTGCGGCCACGTGTAAGAGAGTACCCAAGTCTTCTCACTGGCATTGCACACATAGGAGAGACCTATGCTCATGAAGCCTATGCCCGTGGGCGGCACCGTTGGTACCAGGTACAGAGCTCCGAAGCCGATCCCGCAAGGGTCTCCTGGGACTGAATCCAACCCGTACGTGGGCCACGAGCCAGCGGTGACCAGTGCTCCCCAGTACGAGCCCATGAGTACGAAGCCGAGGTCGTGGGTCCGTTCGGAGTCGGTGAGCGCCACGCGGGCGTTGAGATTCTTGAGCCTGAGCGCTGGACAGCAAGTGGCACAACCTGGTGAGTAACGCATACCTGTATCCCTTCACTCAATAGCAGTCAGCAGCCATCACCGCCCATGCCCCGTCAACCATCGCGAGGTAGATCGTGAGCCCAGACGCGATCGGTGTGCTGAAGTCGCAGTACACATCCACTTCTCGAATCTCCTCTGGGGTGTGACCATCACGTCTCCTGAGGATCATGGCTCGCCCCTTGCCCGATACCAGGTCCGGGTCACGGCCTGGGATCAGCCCCACAGCCCGCGCGTAGTGCAGACCCTGGACCGGAGCGGCCTTGGGCCAGCGCCTCTGTGGGGGCGTGGGGAGGTTGCGTGGGAGCCGCTCGTCCCGTCGCACGGTGCGTGAGATCCGGCGGATGTCCTCATCTGAGAGCTTGCTCATGATTCTTCTCCTTCTCCCCCACTAAACCCTTCACCACCACCAGAGCCGAACACCGAATCATGGGTGAAGTTGAACACCTCAAAGTCCATTTTCTCGTACACCTCGAAGGAGAGGTAAACGGCGCTCTCGGCTGTGACTGGCTGCTCCAGGGGCTGACCAGCACCGTCCAGGGGAACGGGGCTCGTGGTAGGCGACCCGTCCACCTCGATCTGCGAGACCACGGAACCGTCACGCTTGCGGAGTCCTGAGTCCAGGATCTCTTTCTTCCAGCCCCTTGGGTCAAAGATGAATTCGTACTCGACCCTCCAGTAGACGCCCACGACCGGATCGAACTCCCTGGACCTGTGGATTGGACTACACTTCACCGTTTCCTTCCTGAACCCGATGAATGTATCTCTGTTAACCGTGTCCTGGAGCGCCAGGAGGCCCACGTCAAACTCCTGCTCGTTACGAGATATCCTTATGATCTGACGGTTACGCTCACGCGTGAGTCCTGGGTCGAAGGGGTCGCCCGCACTGTTGAGGATGGGCTTCCCGTCGATATCCTTGTCTATGGGCTCGTCCCACTGGATGAACTCAGTTGTGACCACAGGCACATTTTCTAGCGGGTTCTCATTGCACAACTGTGGATCCAGTGTTGCGTAGCTGATCGTCACATCCCAGAATTTGCCGTCTGAGTGCTTGCAGTCGATCTTCGTGCAGAAGGCGAAGTTATCGAAGGACCCATCAGGGTACTGCAAAGGGCTACCGATCCCGATCCCAACCGTGTTCTTAACGTATAAGAGGATGCCTGGAGCTCCCGTCACGTCGCCCTCGGAGGTCTCAAGCTGAAATTCTCTGGTGTACTCCCGCACGATGCGCTGGTCAGAGAGTGAGATACTCCCGGTCCGGGTGTCGGGCTTCTCGTGGTGCTTGATGATCACGTCATATCTCCAGGCTAAGGGGTGTTCAAATCGGGATGTGCCCTACGGGGCTCACCGTCAAATCTTGGCGAGAGCCTCGGGGCGTTCGGTGCTGGCTACCAACCGTTGGATCAGACGCAAGAGCATGGCGTTCTGCTCCACCTGCTTGCCTGTGTTGGAAGCCACCTTGTCGAGTCCCCTATCACGCTGGCTGAGGATCACCGAGCGAGACTCCCTGGACCCACGCTCAAGGGCTCCCGAGAAGCCCACCTGCGTGGAGCTCGAGGGCTTCAGTCCCTCGCCCAAACCTGTGAGTGAACGCTTGAGGACTTCTTTACTGATCAGCCCCTTGGACGCGAGGTTCTGGAGCTTCACAACCTCTTGCTGGGCCTTCTCAAAGGGCGTCAGCACCGATTCCGTTATGCTTTTCGCCTCATCCTTGAGCTTCTGGAATGCATCCATCTTGTCTAACTGTGCCGAGAGCGCCTTGGCCTGACCCAGTTGAGCCTTGGAGGCACCCTCACCCTGGAGTTTAAAGAGCTCCAGTTGCCTGCCACTGAGCCCGAACCCCTGGATTTCACCCTTCAGACGGTCCGTCAACGTCTTCACAGACTCAGATAGCTTGAGAGTGGAGCCATCCACAGTCTTGAGACTGTTGCTCATCCCCGAGAGTTGGTTGGAAGCACTCGCGGCACCGTCCCCCAGGCTCTGGAAGTAGTCTCCTCCTGAGGACGTGAGGTCGGCCCAACCAGCCTTCAGACCCTCCACCTGGTCGAGAGCGCCCTTACCGAAAGCCAGCGACCAGTTACCGACCTGCTGGCCGAGGTCCCGAGCCGTCTTCGACACGAGGCCCAACCCTTTGAGCAAGAGCTCCAGCGCTTTCAGGGGCTTGAGGAGGGCGATCTGGAGGCCCACACTCACGGCGATTGAGGCGGCGTCAAAGCCGAGCTTCAGGGCCTTGGCTCCCTTGACCAGCACCCACACACTGCTGTTCATGAGTTTGAGTGGGCCATTGATGCCCTCGAGCCCACCAGCCGACTTGACCCAGTTGGTGAAGGTCTTCACCACGTTCGAGAGGGGTGGTAGCAGGTGGACTGCAAGCTGGACACCGAGCCCCTGGATAGCGCCCTTGAGCACCTGAAACTGCTCGGTAGCCTGAGCAACCTTGGATGCTTCCACTGTGGAGATGCTCAGTCCCAGCGCCCGCGCCTCAGCGCCCATCTCACGGATGGCCTTGGACCCACGTGAAAGCAAGGGTAGAAGCTTGGATCCGTCGTCACCGAACAGGGCGACCACAGCGCTAGCTCGGTCGGCAGGGTTCTGGAGCTGTTGAAAGGCGTCGGCAATGCGTAGGAGCGCCTTATCGGGGGCAATGCGTGTGAGCGCCTGAGCCTCGAGTCCCAGTAGGTTGAGGGCGTCGGATACAGTGCCTGACCCACCCTCAGCCACACCGGCTGCAAGCTGTTCTTCTAGGGTCTTGATAGACTCGGCGACCGCCTCGACCTCAACGCCAACCTTGCCAGCAGCATAGTTGAGCTCGGAGAGGGCTGTGGTGCTCACACCGATGCGGTCTGCCCATAGTTTAAGGGTGCTGATCTGTGCCACACCCGCAACTGTGAGGGCACCCAGGGAGCCAGCGGTGGCGAGAGCGGCAACGCCCAGGCCAGCGACCCCCACAGTTCCGAAGGAGAGGGTGCTGGCCAACTGCCCGAAGCCAGCATCCACCTTCTGGACCTGACCGGCAAGGGTCCTGACGGCCTCGCCCACCTTGGTGGTGGCAGGCTTCACCTTCTCGGTATGAATTTTCATACCGATGTTGAGCGTTGATAGGAGCATGTGAACCCTCAACTGCTATGTGTGATTCTGAGTCTACACATAACTAGTCCAGAGGCTCACCTAGACGCCTGGCTCGGAAACCCTTGCGTGGGCCACGGGGCTTGCGAGAGCGCCTGATTTCGGGAGTGGGAGTAGGTGTGGGGGTGGGATCCGTAGGGCACATACCGATTTGCACATTCATAGCCGCGTTGTGGGCGTCGGTGTAGGCTCGGAAAGTCTGCTCAATCTCCTGGGGAGTCTGAGCCTTGACCTTGCGAGGAGTCCTCTCAATTGCTGAGAGGGGAGCACGTGGGAGGTAGTCCTCAAATTTGAGCTTACCACCCCACATAGTTGCACTCGTGTATGCTGTGAGCGCTGGGCCCCAATAGGGGTCGGGGAGAAAAGGCCCTGTGAGCTCGAGTGCAAACCAGTCGTGGAACTCACCCACGGGCATGGATTCGAGCTCCCCCACAGTCTTCCCAAGGGCAAGCGCTAGCTGGTGGGCGAAAAGATGGTGAGCGCTTGCCCTGATTCGTTTCCCCGGTCGGCGATCTCCGAGGGCTTGAGGTCAATCCCGTTGAACGCGATGATCTCATCCACGAGCTTCGATGCTTCGCGTCCGAGCTTCTCCGTGAGCTCTGGGATGTCGGCCTCAGTGAAGATGAGGGTGCCACCCTCGTCACAGAGGCTCGAGATGAGGATTGTGGAGAGGACTTCCAGGGAGTCCAGGTCCTTGCCGTTGAGTCCGAGTAGCTCTTTGAGCGTGAATGCTTTGATGTGAACGGTCGTCTCCCACTCGGGGACTTCGACGGCCTTGAGCCGAGGCTTGCGGCTGAGGATCTGGTCACGTAAGCTCATACCGGCGGGTCCTTAGTTGGGGGGCGTTGGGCGTGCTTACTCACCACCACCGGGGGTTGTCCACGTCATGGTGGTGTTGACCTTCCAGGTCACAGAAGCGGTGATACCCTCCTCAGTCGCCATACCCTCAAGTGAGAATGAGGTGATAAAAGCGCTGAAGGCGCACGTGGAACCTGAGGCCAACCCAAGCTCACACACCTGGAGTGCTTTGGAGCTTAGCAGTGCGAAGACACTCGCGTGACTGGTCACAGCCGGGTCAAACCGAATCGTCATGGGGAGCTCGCCCGGCTCCAGCAGGGTGGGAGCGGACGTCTTGATCGCAGCGCCCAACACCGTGGTGTCCCTCGTACCAACGGATGCCGATAGGTTGGCGATGCTCACCACGTCCACGAGGGTGACGGACGCGGTGGAGGGTCCAAACTTGAAAGTTGTTCCGTGCCCAGCGATATCGGACATGAGTGAGCCCCTTTACGATTCAGCACTTGAGCTACCGCACATCAGCAAACGTGTGTGGGGTAACTAGGCTGAGGGGCCTTGCTCGGATCAGAGGGTAGGCTTGGGAGCGGTGGTGCGGACCAGGTAGGTGGACTCGCGCCCGAAGTAGAGCACATCGCCGCCGTCTTGCTCACGGACGTGGATATCTTTAACTGAGTCGAGCGTGACGGCACCCACCCTGAAGGTCCCCCACTCCCCCTTGAAGCCCTGGAGCTTGAGTCGGAACTCCTCGGCCCCACGGATGGCCCTGGGGTAGCTCTTGCTCCAGGTCGTGAGCGCGAACGAGTAGCGGACGATGCCAGAGAACCCAGACAGGTTCATATCGTAATCTGCGTTCGCGAGTGCGTACGTGGCCACAGGGTCGTCCATGACGCCTTGGGGGATCACGACCGCGTGGAGTGGGATCAAGACCCGCGTCCTGAGGTACTCGTGGAACGC